AGCATATCATTGAGCATTTCTAGAGCATCATTTGCATCCGAATATGATAACGACTCACCAGGTGAATAAGCACCGATTGCCTTTAGTGATCTGGTGATTATGTCTAACGCGGTAGTTGCCATGTTTCACCACTCAAAGAAATTGGAACTAAATACTGTCTGCGAATCTTGATGTTTAGCATCCAACACAAGAAACGCAAGATTAAGCGGAGCATTTAAGCTCCCGTCATTGAAACAGGAATGACGTAGGTAATCGGCACAGCTATGGTGAAAGTGTCGCTAACGGGCGCACCTACGGGGTTATTATCAGCGTCTACAGCTTGAATGGTAGCCACATACACATCCGGCACCAGATCGACAGAAACGGATGTTTCACCCATCTTCACATCAACAGCTACATTAGTTCCAAGCTGACCAACGATAGTCAAAATAGCTTTGTCTACAACAGCGCCATCCGGTGCAGCACCCCAAACGATAGATTCTGTACGAGTTGTCATTTTATTTTCCTTTTAGAAGCCGTACCAAGTGGTAGCGGCAGAGTTTGTCGGAGTTCCTGCGACTGAGTTATAAACCAGTTCAATTGCTTGTCCAGCGATTACGGTAGTCGGAAGTCCTGCCACAGCAGTAGCGGGAGCAGTTGGAGTCCATGTAATAGTAGTAACAGGGCCACCGAATACAATCCTGCGCCGCTCTCCATCTGCCGTAGGTGCGGCAATCGTAACAGTGATTGCTGTAGCACTTGGAGTAGCGATATACATTGAAGCAATTCCAGCCGCCAGGGTAGCAGTTGCAGCCGCCGCAGTTGTGTTAACAGCCCTACCCGTTGCAATCGAAACTTGATTTGCAGCAATAGCTAGTTGTTGGGTTGCGTTGAAATACCCCGCCGGAAGCGTGTATCCATTGGTGTAGAAATTGATGATCGAAGCGGGCAAGCTTCCTACAACACCGGCTCCAATATCCAATTCAGCATCTACTGTGTAAAGTGCCGCTGCGTGAGCATTGGCAAAGAAGGTATTTGTAGGGTTCGGGCCAGTGCTGTTATTCATCGACAACTGGCAATAATGCGTTGCGTTAGTCGCGTCATTGGCATTGCAAACGTAGCACGATTGACCTGCTGCCGTGGGGTCGGTAATTATGTGCTGTGTGTAGCCCAAACTGGCTGACCCAAGACTCATAGCAGCAACAGTTCCAGGCCATAAAGTTTGGCTTACCATCCCGCCGACAGCAAAAGAATTACTCGCATCATCAAACGTCAACATCCCAGGGTCTTGGGTCAATGTTTTACCATTACCGAAAGGAATATCCCCAGCACCAGGAACATAAACATCCACCGACAAAGACGTAATCGGTGTTTGGCTTGAGGCGATTGAATTACTATATCCAGTCATGTTATCTCCTAGATCGCGCTAACTGGCGTAACAGTTAGAAGTGTTGGGCCTGCTGCGCTTGCAATAGCAGTTACAGACAAAGGCGCGTTTGCAGTCGTAATGCACAAAGATTGCAAAGGCGGAATCGGAATAGAACCCGCTACTCCGTCAGTAGGAATAACCGCAGCAGCCGCAGTCAATCCATTCTGCGCAACAGTGACATAAACAATCAAAGTGCTTGAAGTGTTAACGAATAGAACAGCATTCGTATCCGCCGCAGGGGTAATAGTTACGGCAGCGTGAGAAGTAGCTACCACCGACAGGCCAATAGTCTGCCCAACCAATTTAGTTACGAGAGTGGTAGCCATATTTTTCCTTATGTCAAAGGCTCAAATACGCCTTGAACCATACCCACAGCAGCCGTCATTGTTCCGGCAATCAAACACATCAACGCATCACCGGGTGCAAAAGTAAGTTTCGTTTGATCTGTAACCAGCGTCAAAAACTGATTTGCATCAGCCGTTCCACCCGTGGAAGCATCGAAAATGCCTGAATGCAACAGAACTCCATTTGCCGCAGCCACACCAGATGCGCATTTGTAAAAGGTAATTTGCGCGCCAGATCCGCCATTTACGCGCTGCCGGCCAGTAAGTCCAGTACAAATACACGGAAATGCAGCTACAAACATAGGCTGTGTTACGGAAGTAGCAATATAGTCAAGCGTTACAATTTCCGCGCAAGACTGAGAAGTTGCAACACCAAGGTTACGTCCACCCATAATAGTTCTCCTTAGTTGGCTTGAGCGTCAAACACATAACCGTAAATATATACATCCGCAGTAGCGGCAGCAGTATTCGCGGTTGTGCAACGATAGTACAACGTGTTCTGAGCGTTCGTGATACCAGGGTTAGCGGTGGATGCGATTGAATGAGCCACAACTACGCCAGCACTGGAAGCGGCAGACAGAGCAGCAGCGGATACGATAGCTGTACCACCAGCAGCAGGAGCGGTATAAAGCGCACCATATGCTTGTGCCAAACTAACTGAAGCATTCGTAACGATAACCGCTGTAACACTGAATGATCCTGTGTTAATAGTTGGAATGATGTTGTCACCAACTACACTCAAGTTTGCAGCGTTTAACTTACCAATCAAGCGGATTGCTTGGTTAGAGCCAAGCAGTTGCGTTGCTGGGTAAGTGGTTGAAGCAGGTCCGGGATTTGCCATTTGATTCTCCTAAATTAGTTCAAAAAAGCCCCCAATTAAGGGGGCTAATTGTTAGCAAGCTACGCGGCAAGCAAGCTCTTGGTACAGAGGTGCCCAACCAAACAGCGTATCGAAACGAGTCGGCATCTGGTCGTTGTTGATCGTGTATTGAGTTACTACACGAATCGACATCCCGCCTTCCTTGCTCGATGCACGTCCAGCATACTCAACACCACGCGGCATAGGCAGGTCAGCCATTGCCAAGGTAAATGCATTCTTGTGGTGCATGATGTTTTGCGGAGAGCTAACACCAACCGAGCTAAAGCCAATTGCGTACGGAGTACAGGTTGCGGTGGTAGAAGCAGTCACAACAGAGCAGTTTTGGAACTGGCCGCCAGTGATGATCGCCGGAGCAACAGTACACGAGAAGGTAGTCGAACCAGTACCACCACAATCAGCCTGTACAACAAATGTACGTGGCTTAGAACCGTAAATCTGACGGTTTTGCGGGTTAACTGGATAGATACCAGCGATGGAGATTACATCACCTTGCTTCAGTGCAATGGTCGCACTGTTCGTCAGAGTGATGGTTGAAGTACTAGCCCAACCGGAGGTTTTGATACCAGTATCCGAAGTGGAAGCAGTCAATGTACCAGCAGAAGCTGCAGCCCAATAACCGGAAGTCTGCGTAGCTACGTTTTGGTCAGTCACCCAATCCATACCGGCAGAGTCTTTACCCATCAAGCCTGCGCGGAATTGCTTATCAAGAACTTGGCCAGGTGTAAACAGACCTTTCAGAGAGTCCACAATCACCGCACCAGAGAACTGCTCGATAACCATCGAACGATCACCGCGCAACGGAGTACCTTCAGCGGTCAGATACGCACCACCAAGCAGGTAAGTGGATAGACTTGATGCTGGAGTGCCATATGTGCCGACGATATTAGCAGTCGCATTTTTAGCCATCTGCAAACCTAGATAGTCGATCTTATTGGCAATAGCCGCTACAGCAGGTTTAACCACGTTGTCAGAGAACGCACCCAAGGACAGTTTCAGGTCTTTGGTAGTGAACGCTACGTCAACGTGGAATTGATCTCCGTAGGGGTTGTTAGTGCCACCAGAAAGGCCAGGATTACCGACAATGACCGGAATAGAAGTCTGGTTGTAATCTTCAACATTCAGATTCGGGCCGGAAGTACCGATAAAGCGCGGAGGACGACGAACATTCAGCGTATCGCCAATCTTTGCGCCATCAATACCAAAAGAGTCATCGTATTTGCGAGTACATCCTTCTGCAAATACGACTTCATTTTCCAGAACCATCAACGATTCGTTGGTGATCTGGGACATCGTAAGAATTGTATCTGTTGCCATGATAAAGGCTCCTAAAAGAGTTAAGAAAGTGGGTTTAGCACGCTCAAAAACTCAAAGGAGCCTTCTTTGGATATCCCCCCGTATGACGAGGTAGCAAGCTGATAACGCACAGCCAAGCAGTTATTCTGTCGGGAGGGACGACTTACTACCCACTCCTAATTGTTGTAAAAATACCACAGTGTTTTGTGATGTGCAAGCTATTTGATTGCTCCGCTCTTCCTAAGCCGCTTCCATTCTTCATA